CACGAATATGTGGATTGTAAGTAACTTACTCCCTGACCTGTCGAAAGACAGTATAAAATTATATATTCCCGTTTTTCCGAAGGTTGTGTTTGATTTCGCTGTTTCAAGTGGCGCCCGCATTTATGGGGGTGCTACTCGTCTGCTGGCTACCGGCCGGTCGGCCACTGAAGAGTATAGGCTTCATGGGTTGATCGGGGTGCTTAGCGACCTTGAGCGCGAATTAATCACCGTCGGTGACAAGAGCGAGTTTGGAAAGGTGGTTCACGTAATGACTCATTGGAAGTACACTGAGCCCGCAGTTAAGGAGACCGAGCCGAATCCGCATCCGCTTGACAACGCTACCCGTGCTAATGCGGAGAAGCTGATTCAAGCCTGCGCTGATCAAGCGCTCCCTGGGCGCCCTGTCTATTGGGTGCAGAAGGGTGAGGCGGCGAAGCTCGGTTCGTCCATGCTGTACGATCCAGTCGATGTTTCTAAGCACGACAAGATCCCGGAGGACTGCACTTTTGCTTTGGTGGATGTTGATTATTACATCAACCTTGCGCAGTACCTCTCATACTTCCGCAGTACGTTTATATACACCTTTTCCCCGAAGAGCCATGCAAATGTGACGACACACATTGGTTCTACTTCGAGGGTGATCAGCTGCACTTCAAGGCCCTCGGGGGTCATGAGTGCGTGCACAAGCTATGGCGTTACCCCGCCGACTATCTCTACGTGAGCCCGCACTGGTGGTCAAATGGGTATTGGTACCGTGTTAAGAGGTTGTCTTATCCTCGGAACCGGGCACTGATATACCTGCACCCACATTGTGTGGTTCCGTGGTTCCTGAAGTGGCTGGCTGTACCTTTCATGAATAGGTACGAGTCTGATTTACGCCGCTTGAAGGTCAACTACGTGGTTGATGGCCGCGAGTACACCGCCTTCCGTACCTGGACAAAGGATGGAGGTGGTACCGCGGGGCCCAACATTTGTTTCTCAAGAGCTGGTCCTCATGCGAAGGGCTACACTCTCCCAGAGAAGGTGGTCAACAGTTGCATCGATGCGCACCGCGCCCTCAAGGGCGAGGTGCTTGCTATGCACAATGTGACGCTTATCTCGAAGAGGGAGCAGCAGTTCGCTTTGCAGGACTCGGTGGCGCCCATGCAGCGCTTGCCTGAATTGGACACGATCCATAGTGGCAAGAGTGTGCGTGTGGCGAAACCAAGCGTGGAGCCAGCCAGCCGTCCGTGTTCCGCCGCATCTGGATGCAGTTTGCACACATCAGATGGGGATAAGGACAAGGTTGAGGGTATAGCAACGACCCCAGACGTGGTGAACATTATCGAGAAGCTCAACGTGGGAGTCACTCCCGTTGCGCCGTGTTCCCTCGAGGATTCGAAGTTGTGCTCCCCCAACCGGGCGAAAACAGATGTTGCCTTTGCGATTCAAAAACGCGTTGTCGAGGTGCAGAAAAAGGCTGAGATGAAGGTCGATGCTGGGTTTGTGCTAGCCCACCAGAAAGACTTCATCGACGAGCTCGAGAAGCGCGGGTATCTCAGCGTGACCCGCATGACCGATGTTGAGGCGATCGATAGGTCGCCCGTGGCGAATAGGAGAGCAATGAAAGAGGGTGTGTGCGAGCCCTTGGGACCGCAGTGCCGTCGACCCAAAGTCTTTATAAAAGGCGAGGGGTACCCGGACTTAAAGGACCCAAGGATTATAACGCCCGTTCATCCTGCTGTACAGTCGCGCTTGTACGCGTATGTCTACCCGTTGCAGGACAGGTTGCACGACGCGTCGTGGTTTGGCTTTGGCCGCCCACCGGCTGAGACTGCTTCATGGATCGCGACCTTAACCAGCATACCCGAGCTGGTGGCCGTGATCGCTGAGAGCGATTTTAGCCGGTACGACGGCAGCCTGACGCGGCCTTTGAGGCGCGTCGAGGAGGCAATCTACGAGCGCGCTTATCCCAATGACGTCCTCATTAAGGAGTTGTTGACGTACACGCAGGACTTAGTCGGGCCTAATGGTGAAGACCTTGGCACAGCGCGGCCTTCGGGAGAGGCCGGAACTTGCTTGATGAACTCGTACCTGACGATGTTCGTCATGTTCTGTGCTATCGGCCCAACCTGCTTCGCGCGGTGTGTCGTGGGTGGCGATGATGGGATATCCCTAGTGTCAGAGGAAGAGGCTAGTGCCATAGAGGCTGCCTCCTCCCGGTGCGGCCTAACTGTTAAATGTGTTATTCGCAAGATGGGCGAACCATTTTCTTTCTTAGGGCGCTTTTTCACATGGGGTAATCCAAATAGCACTTGCGACCCGTACCGTACCCTCCCTAAGTTGCACATCGTTTGCACTGGTTCGCTTGACCCAAAGTACCATAATGCCCGGTATCTTTTGAAGTTGAAGGCGCTTTTGACCTCTGATGCTAATACACCCATGTTGGGGCATTGGCTGCGGGGCCGCATTTCCAAGTGGGGGACGTACCGGTCTTCTCACATTAAGGTGCCTGACTCTCTTAGAGAAAGGGATTGGAAGTACATTTGTGGTTTCGAGAACGGGAATTGGCCCAACGATGTTCAGTCGTGGGCCCCAGACTGGTGGGCTAAACACGTCGCCCTTAATGGCGACAAGTTTGCCCTGATTTGTCAGTGATGGTGATTCCACTGGGACCGGAGTCACAAAACTGAAATAGTTTACTCTTACTCTTTTATTCTCTTCTTGACGACCTTTCTTTGGTTGTTACTTCTACTTTATTTCTTCACTACTCTCTACTTCCTCTCTTTACTTAATGAACAAGGACAAGAAAAACAAAGAGGCCAATGGCCTTAAGAAAAGCCAGAAAAATAAGAAAACGAAAAGCAGGGCGGTTGCGCGGACTAATGTCCCGGCGGCTATTGGAATGACGGCGAGGACTGTCTCCTGGCCAAAAGAGACGTTCTCAATCTCTAGGCGTGAGTTTGTTGGCACCGTGTCAAATGGTGCCACTACGGGGTTTGCCTTGACCCCGTTGTCGGCTGCTACGCCTGGTTACGATTTCAATCCCGCGTGTGCTAATCTGTTTCCGTGGTTGTCACAGATAGGTGCTGCGTTTGAGCGGTTTCGGTTCACGAAGTTGAAGTTTGACTTTATACCTTCTCAGTCTACATCGACTGCTGGCCGGTTTTATGCGGCCGTGGACTACGACTACGATGACGCGGTGGCAACCACAAAGGTGCAGATGATGGGCAACAAGACGGCGGTAGAATGCGCCATCTGGGAGCCAGTTGCCATAACTTGCGACGCGGCTGAATTGAATCGTGACCAACCGTACCGCTATACCTCCCTAACAAATCGTTCTAATTTCGTTGAACCGAGGACCTCATACTCGGGGTATCTGATGTGTGCGTTCGACACAACAGTCGCCAACTGTTTGTACGACCTGTGGGCTGAGTACTCTATTACGTTTACAGCTCCCTCGATGGATAATGGCGTCACACAGTATGTGCCAGTGTCGACGGCAGCGATGGCGAATACCACCGTTGCCGCCGGCACGACATATGCTGGCCAGTTCCTGATTGGCATTCCGGCCCCTGGGACCGGACCAATCTCGTACGTTACGCAGTCGGCGCTCCCGCAGTTACGCCTGCCTCTAGGGGGCGTGCTGCTTGACGTCTATCGCGCACTTGATGTCTCGCAGTGTAAGGGCCAAGGGAAATTCTCTTTCTTCTGTGATAACACGGTTGCTGGCTACGCCCCGTCTGGGACGCTAGGCACAAATGGTTTGGATGTTATTATGGGTGTGTTTGAT